CATACACTCTTTCGAGTGTCATCCGGAACTCCGCCAAGAGAAGGGCGACTGTAGTCTCCCTCGGGGCTTTTTGCCCCCATCACCCACTTATGGGTGATGCTAACCTGAGCTTGATGTCGACGGCATCAGGACGTCCATGACGTTCTAGATGATCCCTCTGGGCAGCTGGCTCGCCACCTGTTCCTAGGAGGAAACGGGTAAACTCCTGGTAAGGAGATTCACCCCAATCCACCGTTAGTTCGCCAATCTCCATCTCCCCGATCGGGGGATTAGGAAGATCAACGAGCTTGGAGAGGAACACCTTCTGTAGGGCCCAAACGTCATCCAGCGGTGAAGCTGGCTGTTTGGCGCTGACCACATACCCCTTGACTAGAGGGGAATGATGATCACGGTGAATACGGTCAATTTGATATGACCGCCCCCAAGTCCAGTATTTACCCGGACTCAGGGACTCACGCCCCAGAACAGGAGATCCTGGCATAACAGTTGGATAATGCTTGAGAAGCTTCTCCAAGATGCCATCCAGGTATCGCGCAGTAGCCCACAGGCCGCCGTGGTAACAGCGGTTCCGCAAGCTGACCAACGATATGATCTCCTGCACGTCACTCCGTTGGACAGGAAATACTCGACGAACGCGGACAATGGATACGTCCTCGCCGTCGTAGTACTCCTTGCCACATGACTCTCTGAACTTCCCAGTCCAGAAAGACTTGTTGGTATTGACTCGAAACCCAAAAGCTTCGAGCGTGTCCACAACGGAACGCACAAATTCTACAGGGACGATGATATCGTCCCCGTAGACGCGCACCTGGCCCTTAAAGGATTCAATATCCTTCAAGGTCAGTGGACGATTGAGCGCTCGTTCAATCCCTACGAAGATCAATGTCGAAAAGACCATTGCTTCGATTGGGAATGTAAGCGCTGAACCCATAGACGCGAACTTGGCTAAGCGGAAAACGCCATAGCCGTTCACTTCTGCTTTGCGCGATCTGCTGGCATCCACGGCTTGCGAAAGCCACGGATGGTTTTCCAGCATAGCGCGCACAAGCTGGTTCGAAACTCGGTCTGACGCCTCTTTTAAATCAAGAGTCGCAAGAGATCCCAACTGGGATCCTCTACGGGCAAGTGACTGATTAGGTCCTTGCGCCGTAAAGCCCAGGAGCCATCCGTGTCGGGAGTCACCCGACTCGATAGCGCCCACGAGATCACGCGCCACGGCTTGCTGCATATATTGCATTGCAACAGGCTCGATAGCGATGATCCTCGGAGTTTTGAGCGTCTTAGGTACAGTGATGACCCTGACGGGTCGCTCTGCACCGGGTTCGAGGAAGCTAACATGGTCAAGCACCTGATGGTGCCTGTCGTTTGGAATGATGTTTTCCCTTGCAGGGAAGATACAATCCAAGCGCTGGGTCCACTCACGCTGAACGAACTTGAGGTTTCCCTTAATTCGATCAGCAGTGGCTCCGGGACCATGCTTAGGGATGAGTCGTCCGTACGCGACCTTTCGGTCAGTACGAGCAAATACATCCGCCCATAGCAATCCTGACATCCGAGTAAACTCGCTGTAATCAGCAGCGGTCCGTTCGGAGTCAGATGCTCTGACTTCCTTCTCACAATCGAGATACCTCTTCAAGGCGTTGTCCACCCTTTCAGGTGAACAATCAACAAGAATCTTGCCAAACATCAACGTGAGTTGACGTATGGCATAGATCGCCTCAATAGAGGGATCATCGACCAATCGTCCAGTTCCACGGTCGAACACAAGATCGAGAAAACCCCCGAGGAATCGAGGGAGCTCTCCTTTTCGCGAGAAACTCGTGAAAAGACTGCGATCGACGTACTCTTGGGCCAGACCTTTTTGGAGGTCTTCACCAAAAGACGGCAGGGTTATCGTTAAAAAGGATAACCCCTCATGTTCGACTCGCCTCGAGACTGTATCAAGGTCTCGAGTGGTGCTAGTGCGACATCTGGCAGCCAATTCTTCGGCTACCACCTGCCAGAGTGATATGAGGCTTTTCAAACTGCCCCTCCTAACGGGGGTGTAGTTTCCAGAGCCACAGTATCACCGAACTGACCGTTGATCCAGGCTAAGCCTGGTCAGCTCTCGCCACCAAGAAGCTTGGTGACGTTAGCACCCGAAGACGCTGAAAGATAGGCGACAAGCCCATCTGCGACCTGCTTCGCCTCAGTGACGGTGTAACCCCGAGGGGGCACATCGAGCACGAGGTAAGCGGACATGGAGAACTCCACGTTCTCGCTGAGAAGCGGGTCTGCAGCGATCTTCGAGTGATCGATGCGGATCGTCCGACGGTTCCGCTTGCCGTAAGCATGGCTCACGGTAAGCTTAACCGTTCCGTCGTTCGTCATGAACGTACCGGAATTGGTACCAGACCCCGTACGGGGCATGGTCTGGGCGACCGCATTGATCGTTACGGTCTGGGGATCGGCGAAAGCCATGGCAGTCACTCCTGCAGAAAACGGAATTGTGTATTTCACAATCCCGAACAAGCAGCGAATGATAATCCGCCGCCTGCGATGCCCGCTTCTCTTCTTATGGAAGTTAGCGAGCATTAGGGCCCCTGGATATGCCAAGAGCCCCAAGAATGGCCCACTGACGGACAGAGAATCCGCCAGTATCAAGGCCGAAGCCATAGGGCGTTGCGGGCAACCTCAACTTCGTCGAATAAGTCTTCGTCGTTGAGATCGAACCAGTAGTGTAACCACTACCGTTCCAGACACCGATACCGTCCAGTCTAACAGTATTGATACTGTCAGCCTGAGACATCATGTATCCGTACCGCATCGCAAGGTCATCTCGGCTGAAGCGTGACATGTTGGTAAATATATCACCAGCATTGGACACCCAATCAGCCATCCATGACCACGGCGTCAAACTCCAGACTGTTTCAGGAGTCAGATCGAGTCCTAGAAGGACCCGAGCTTTCTTCGCCTGATCGGCCAATCCACTTCGGTTCTTATCGCTAAGACCGAAATGGAAAGTGAAACAGCCCGAGAACCACTGCTTCTTTAGGAAGCTTCGTGTGGTCCACTTGTCGTTTGTCGTCGTTTCGAGCAGAGAGTGGGTATAATACGCCGACCCGTAGGGTGGCGCAGTCCCTTTCTCCTGATCGAAAACGGAAACATACGGAAAGGCAAACTTACGCCTGATGTTTCGACCTGAATCGCGCTCAAGCTGCAACAAAATCTTCTCAGAATTGTTGATAGCTTTCGCAACTGATTTCAGATCAGAAACGATTGGCGCCCATCCGAACTGATAGTTCAGGTATTCTCCGCCTATATCTCTATAGTCGGAAAACCTGTTCTTCAGCGCGGTGGCTCCGATAGCCCGGGGAACTCCTTCTCTAAGAAGTTCTCCAAGCATAACGGAGACGTTTGCTTCCGGTGAAGTAGGAATCGATCGAGCAATAGCGGTTGTACCCAATGCAAGGACTTGTGAGTCCGTGTCATCGGTCCAACTACTATTGAGGTGAGACGTCATGGGCTCGTTGCTATTAGCTAGCACAGGCCCATACGCCTCTCGAACAGTCCCGAAGAACTCACGGGATCCGTTCAAATGCAAAGCGGTATGATCCACTTTTGCATCCCTTGATCGAAATACTCCACCGACATCTCCCAAAGCTGCGCTACCTTTCGGTGGCCAGTTATGGAGAGAGTCTTCCGTCACCTGAGTGAACGTGCGACGTAGATTCGTGACTTCGAATGGTGGGGGCGACTGCCCCCACTCGTAGCCACGATATCGTTTCTCACCAGGGTCAAAGACCCTGAGACGAGATCGTACGCGCGTCATGTTTCCTCCCTATGGCTAGAATCACTGCAGAGATGCCCACCAGGTCCCGTTTCAAGGAATTACGTCTTCACAGACAACCGGAAAACGGAACCTGGCGGAGCAGACGAGAGGACGGGGTAGTTCCCCACATCCACCTTCTCCAAAGAGAAACATCTACTGCGGTGGCAGGATAGTTGACCTTTTGGGTCAACTAGATGCGTTCTAAGCACCAGGCTGGAGACCTTAGGGTCTCCA